ACCGTCTTCTGCCTCAGTTTCAGATACACTTCTCAAAATACCTTTACTCATCATGTAATATATACCAGCAGAATTTGCTTCCTTGGACCTTTCGCGAGTGCCTATGAGATGCCTTAGTTGCATTGTACGGCTTCTATCGGAAGGTTGTATGTAGAGGATATAAGGGTCGGATTCCAATTGTATATGATTGTCAATAATATCAAACACTTCATGAATTGGAGATGCAGAGCGGGATACACCAATATCAAATTGTCCATCGCTAGGTGAATCAATATCTGTAAAAACAGATCGCACACCAGTTGTTGCTATATTTTCTTTAGTAAATTTACTTCCTTCAATAACCAGTCGATTAAAAACAGACTCATGTGCTGTAGAATTTGTATGAGATGCTGTAACAATTTGTGGTGTTTTACGAGGCTCATCAGACATTGTTGTGTAATTTTGGGGTGTATACTTTTCATCTAACTCATCATCAGCCTCGTACCCTTCACTTACGTCACCAATCATCATGTGGGGTGATTGTAAAGTGTGGAGATTACCTTCTTCTAATCTCATCGTTACTACGCCACCCGGAGAGAAAATAGTAGTATCAACCGCTGCATTTACCAAATCAGCAGCAATAATATCAGCAATATATGCAGGAGTGAAAGTAAGTGTCCCATTAGTTACTGACCCACCAGTAGTAGCAGCACTCAACTCAAATGTAGTGCTATTTGTTATGCTAACAACAAACGCACCTGCTGGTATACCTGTGCCTGAAACACGCATACCAACTCGAACATTTGTAGTAGCATCCATTGTTACAGTAGGGTCATTGTTATAGTCGCAAGTCGCATCAGTAAACGAACTACCTGCTGTTTGAAAAGAGCCAGCAGGTAGTGTTTTTTCTACCATAAGCATTGATACTGTTTTACCCATACTTACACCAGTTACGTCTACTGCGTTATAATGAACTTCAACCATTGGGGCAAAGTTATGAGTCGATAAAGACGGTACTGAAAGCATCGCTATTCTACTTGTACGAGAGGGACGGAGATGATGAGTTCTCTCAGTCTCATCTACACTAGAAACTGAACGTGGCACTGGTCCCTTAAGGAAAAAAGGATACGGGTTAAATCTTTTTTGTGTAAAATTAGTTTTAGTCCCACTACCACCAATGGCTATAATTTCACGACTGGCCCCACTAAGTCCGTTGTCAACAATTTCAAAGGCCATTGATGAATCTTGTACAGATGCAATTTCCATACTCGCTATTTGGCGGTAATAATCAACTTCTGAATTAATTGGCATCTGACTTTCTATACCCTTAGTTGAATCATCATAAATAATTTCTACAATGTCAGCAGTGCCTATTTGTTGGTCTACAATTTCTTCATTTGCTTTAGGAAGCATACGTAGATAGTGATGACCATTGATATGATTATTGATATGACGACCAGAGTGGCCTACTTGGAATGACTCATCTACAGAGGTAGGCCAAGTAACTGCGAATGGATTATCTGAATCGCTAGTTGTTGTAGCCATACGTGAAGAGTAAGTTATTCCATGTTGTTCAAACGGCCCTTCATCAAGTATCATTTGTCCAGTGCGATCGATAAGTTGAGTGGCAAGATGAGGTGGTTGATAAGGACGACCTGAGCCATTTTCAATCAATAAATCAGCAGCGACCACGACGAAATAATCATCACCAGTAGCGGCACTTCTTGAATGAAGAACAGGTCGTAATCCATCACCAGTAGCACTTGTAACAAAGTCAAGATGTATACTACTTACAAGCATTACACCAGTGCTCACGTTGATGTTGTGTAGACGAACACGTTCAGGTGGAGATTGATTTGGTTTCTTGGTTTTACGATTGATTGCACCGGGATTAATGAGAAGATTGTAAGGTACGTGAGGTATGCTTCTTGTTGTTGCAGATGCCCCTGCACCTGTGACATTGTCAAAAACACTATAATTACCCGAAGAATAAGGTGATGTTGTAAAATCAATTGTACCAGTTGTTACCGTATTACCAGTAAGAGCAGTGGCTAAAGTCGCGGCATTAGCAGTTGAGATGGTAATCGTAGATAAATTCGAGGCAGATCCAATAGAAGAAATATCATACTCTCCCGCTATGGGATTAATAGGCTCTTCAAATCTGTATAGAAGAGCAGTAGAATCTTGTACCAAAGGAGGATTTGCTGATAACATTTCACTTTCAAAACTATTGGATATGTGAAGGCTTTCAATTACACCACGGAATTGACCACCCTTACCTCCAACGTAAACATGATTATTAGATTGATTTATTGTAGTACCAAATGGTATTTTTTGTTGAGCCATAATTAATCCATTAACATAAAGACGTATGTAACCTGATTCTACAGCACCAACAACATGATACAGTGGACGGTGACTTAAGTTAAGAGCAGTGCCATCATCTTTGTTACTGTCAAATCGGTTATACGAATCAGTAATTGCATTATAATCAGGGGTAGGGTACACAGTACCACTGTACCCCGCGCTAGTCAACGAAGCAGTAGTTACATGAAATTCTCCAAGTCCACTTGGTGAGTCAAGAGCAACCGAAAATATTGCAGGGCCGGGGGTGTCCACGGTCCCTATTTGAAGTTTGAATTGGTCATCTTTTGATACAATTACTCCACCACAGTCAGGTGTAACCCAAGCCTCTACTACTATTGTGTTACGTAAAATATCACCTACGACACTTGGACCACGCTCACCATCCGCTGAGTCACCGATAATATCACCAGCACTTCGATTACCACTTGCATCATCATTTCCAACCTTACTATGAAGACCTTGAGGGATAATAACAGAATCAGTTACCCCGTCAAAGAGTAAAGCATGATTTGTCTTGAGTAGTGCTGGCATTTCAAGACCTCAGAATATCATATCAATCGGTAGGAATGTGAGTGTAAAACGATAAACGGCCTCACCAGCGTCATAACCGATTTCTAAATTCTTTACAGTGCCTTGAATTCCAGTATAATTATCCGTTGTACTAAATTCAACATCAGCGGACAAATCATTAGCGTCTGAGCCTTTTTCACCTTTTCTTTTATAACCAGTGGGTACAAAGAAATTACGAGCAGTATACAATTGACCATCGGGTGCTTGAATCATAGAATTGTATGGAATTTGAAGTCCTATAGGATAATCACCACTTCTTTGCGCTGGATCTAAAATTTCACTAGGATCGCTACCAGTCGAACCAAAAGCGGAAGCGGTAGCACCTGCCATTCTCATGAGCACAGGTAGTCCTAAAGAGGCGACAGTGCTTAATTTAGCAGAGCCACCACGGATAGTATTATGCAGAATACCATATAAGTCCTGTACTTTATCTCCAGCGGATTTTCTATTAGAACCAGTAGACGTTACGGGGTCTGAACCAAAAGACGTAGTTTTAGACTCAGCGGCAAACGATGTATTTTCAAAATTACGTACAACACCATCAGCGGCGTATGCACCAGCAGTAACAGCAGTAAAAACAACTTTTTCATTATTACCTGCTGTTCTACTTGTGTTGGAAGAATCAGCAAGAGTAGTAGTAAATTTAGTGGTTAAAGCAACACTACTTATTGATTGATTCGCCATTAGATGTTGAATAGATGCAGCGACCTGAGCATTTGTTGCATAACCACCAGCGCCATTTCCACCTCGAATTAACCAAGATGTTCCAGAACTACCACCGACTTGAAGATATGCATTATTACTCGCACCAAAAGCCACTCCACCTCCAGTACCGTTTGTGGCAAAATCATCTATCACTAGGAAAATAACGAGGGCATCATCCTTGTCTCTAAGTTCATATATAGTAGCGGGAGCAAGACCAGTGTTACCAGTCATAGTTTGTACAACTGGTGCTATTTGCCCAAAGGTAATATTATTTTGAATTCCAAAATCAATTTCACCTACACCCGCTGTTCCGGGGATTGCTGCTGCTGAAACGGTATCATCAACAAATACTCCATCAATAACAATAACAGAATTAGACATATTCAAATCCATACCAAATCTCCTACCACCACTAAAAGGAACAGGGCTACCGCCTGTCTTACGTTCAACACTCATACCAATACGAGTGGCATCAAGACGGATTGCTGTCTTCTCATCATCGTCAAGAATAAGGCGTATAGGAGTTGCATAGCCACTAGACATGATTAGAACCTCCCAGTCATGGTGCTTCCGCCTTGTGAACGAGCAAGTTCTTGTTGAATCATATTTCCAATCTCACGAGCGAGTTCTCGTTTATCTGTGCGATCGGTAATACCACCAGCATTTACTGTGATATTGTATGTAGTTCCACCGCCACCACCAGTAGCCCCACCAGCAGCAGTATCAGTACCTCCCCCGAAGAAGTCTCCAACTGTATCTTTCGCAATGCCTATAGCATTACTAAGAAGATCGCCAGCCGTACTAACAATATCACTGACTAAAGTTTTAATAAATTCAAAAGTTTGTTTAAGCGAATCAAAACCACCAGTCAAGAAATCTACAATTGGTTTTAGGTAGGAGATATATGCATTTTTTATAGAGTCAGAAAATTCGTCCCACTTAGTTTTTGCAGTATCCCAAATAGCACCAAGCGATGCTCTAATTGTACCGATACGACCTTCAAATCTATCCCACCAACCACTGATGTAATCAAAAGTAGCCACCGCTTTTTCTTTTACAAATGGCCATACTTTTCCAACTTTTTCTTTGAGTTTTTCCCAAATTGGCATAACTTTTTCATTCCAAGCAGTTTGTATTGAATTCCAAACTCCTGTTGCAGTTTCTTTCAAAGCGTTCCATATAGGAACTACTACATTATTCCAAGCGTTAGTAATTGTCTCCCATGTTGATACAGCCATTGTTTTTACTGTGTCCCATGCCTCCGCTCCGTTTTCCTTAAGCCAAGTCCATAGTGGTACAATTATTGATTCCCAAACAGCCTTGATACCCTCCCAAGCACCTATAGCCATTGTTTTTACTATCTCCCATGCCTCTGTTGCATTTTCTTTAAGCCACTCCCATATCGGAACTATTACCGCGTCCCACATTGCCTTTATGCCATCCCAAGCATTTACAGCAGCCTCTTTGACTCTCTCCCAAATAGGGACTAAATTTTCATCAATAAAGGCTTTAATTTGCTCATATTTTTCTTTGATAGTATTGTATATAGACATAAAAGCCTCTTTCACAACAGTCATTGAACTACTAAATACGGACCCAAGAGAACTAAACGTAGAAGATACTCCCGAAGAAATCGTGCTTAGAGTGCTAATGCTATTAGCAAGTTGTGCAACACCCATTAGAAGTCCTCCCTGTCTAAGAACGAGTAGTCAACCTTCACTGTCTCGCGCCCCCCACTCTTTGCCTCTTGTAATCGTTGCTTATTCGCTTTTTCCTCTTGGTTTTGCCCTACAAGTGCCCATACAAGCGAGCGGCGAAATGTTTCTGGGTGCATCTCATCCACTTCCTTCATTGAAATTCCAAAATGCTTCGCTATAGTATAACTCCACAACTCCAGTTGCATTACGATATCTTGGGCTGATGTAACAGTTTTTCGAGATAGAAAATCTTCTACTTCTCGCTGTCGCCCTTCGTAAACCCCCCCTGCACCGTCTGCGCCAATTCATCAGGGCTAGGAAGGAGGGATGAAATTGCCTCACCAACAGCGCCTTTCAAATTAAGAATTTCATCGGTGGTAAGGGAAGGATTGGTTTTTACAATCCAATTGGTAAAAGCAAAACGCCAATACGCTGCAAGATTAAGAGATAGATCTCCATTCTGTCCTATATCAAACAACTCTTGTGTTGCGAGTTGAATGTCGAAGAACGAGATGTCACGAATCCACACCTCCATGACCGCATCAGGGTCATCAGGGTCAATCTGGATTTCGTGTTTAGTTTCTGTCGTTTGTCTTAATAATTTATTCTTGTCCACTACTGGCATTTTCTTCCACCTCGGTTACAGCCGACTCATCGTCGGGGGCATCCGGCTGTTCGTCAGCAGCCGCATCAGCGGGGGCTTCGGACTCAGCCGTGGTTTCTTCCTCGATGTCCTCATCATCACGCCGTAAGCGCAAGGCGAGTTCAGCCTTCGTACCGGAGTACGGAAGACCACGCTGCTTACATTCCTCACGGAGTTCTGCGAGCGTCATTGCATCGTAGGAGAGGTCACTTGGAAATTCAGAAGTGTTTGGTATCTCATCAGCCGTGACAGGCGTGACAGTCTCTTCTGTCTCGTTTGTCTCAATATCGTCGATTTTTACTTCTGCTTTATATGTGGATTGCAGGGAGAGGACGGCTTCTTCTATCAATTCACGAGAACGATGAGAAATGAGAATCTCTCCTTCAATCCCCATACGCTGTGCAAACCACTCACCATACCCTTGCGGAGTCTTACGTCTAAAGTGAAAGACACGTTCGCGTGGTGTTGGCATCATCTTTTCACCTCAGCAATGGAACAAAGTATCCGTTGAAATTACACGCATTGCCTTGGGCATAACCTTGAGCGGTACGCGAATTGGTCCCTTATCTTCGGGAATAGGAAGTGGAGCCTCAGTGATTACATAATCATCAAGATAGATATCAAGACTTTCACGAGTACCAGCACTTCCAACTTTTGTAAAAGACAAGCGAATCATGTTAGCAGTGGTTGCATCATGATCTACTGCTCTACGCATCTTATGATAAAATATAGGATCGTCAACAATAATTTCCATGTCCATCATGTATTCAGTCTGTCCTTCGACTGCAATACTCGCATTACGAGCACCAGCAAATGGAACTTGGTCAGCGGCATTATCGTTAATAGGAGCACCGTTAATGGTGTAGAACTGTTGCACACCAGTAGAACCAGTGACTGTAAAGGAGACAACTTGTCCGATTTGTACACCAGCAAGAGTGATAGTTCCATTGTAAAACATATATGGTTTCTGAGTACCAACAGCAATACCTGCTTCTTTACGGGCTTTGTCCGTGTTTGCAGTATCCTCAAAAATACGGTGGACATTGTATCTATCACCTCTTGCTTCTTCTTGGTCCGAACTAAAACCATTAACCTGAGTTTCTAACCTCCCAGTATCTGTGTAACAAAGAGCAGAATCGAAACCTACGTTGAGTCTTAAAGCAGCATCTGTATCAGCAGTCAAAGAGAATTCCTTGACCTTGCATCCACGGAATACACGAGTCAATTGCTTTGCATCAGTCGTTCCACCATCTATGACTTCATCATCGGTTCCATCATCAGTTTGATTATCACGACGACGAATACTGACTTCCAATGCGAAGGATGGTACATGACTACGTGAATAAAGAAGTCGAGTCACACCATTTGTGAGAACACCAGTAGATGCACGATCAGGACTTCCTTGTGTAGAACCACTGTTAAATCGAGCAAAACGTAATGGGGTATTATCAGCGTGAGCGAAACATAAAGCATCATCAAGCCAAATTTTTGTAGCATTAATCCCAACAATTCTACGAATCTCATTTGTTTCAGTCCTATCAAAATATGTAGATTTAGGATTTGCTACAGCCCCGAATGCTGTTTGGTCCCCTTCTTTAACTGAACTTATATCTATAACGGTTGTATCCTTAATGATTACATAATCTCCTACAGCAACTGGATCACTACCACCAAGGAAATCAGGTGCAGTTCCGTCAATCGTAAGTGTAGTTACACCAGCACTTACAGCACCATTTAGTCTTACAGCAATTCTACCCAAATTTTCATTATTTGCAATTTCAGTAATGTTATTTGCTTCAAGTGTAATTTGTGTACTACTATCAACTGTCTTTACTAAACCAGTAAAAGCACCGGCATCATCGTAGACGGCATCACCAACATTGAACTTTGTTGTGGCATCTACAGTATCTACAGTTAGAACAGCGTCTGAATCCGCAGTAATTGTGCTTTCGTTCAAAAGAACACCAGTAGCCTCTACATCAAGCAAAGTATCGAATTGGCCACCAGTTGCGCCAGCAGAGTCTACATCAATCGCCTCCATACCAAGACAGTAGTAAAGCCATCGAGGATTGTGCATATTGACCTCAAAAGAACCACCTTCGTTGATAAAGCGACCCGGAACTTGCACAGCAACATCGCGACCAAGTCCAACAACATGGTAACGCTTGAGGTCTACTCGTGTTTCAGGTAGTGTAATGGCGGTTGTAATACCAAGAAATTGGTCTGTAAGAGATGATTCAGAACTATCATGTGCCATATCATCGTGAGCCATGTTTACATCTAAAGATGGTAGACCAAACGAATGAAATACGAGTGAATCGCTCGCACCTGCATTAGTGGATGTTGCGGTAGAAAGAGCAGGTGTAACAGTAATATCGGTTCGTGTATTCGCTTCATCAGGTAGATGGCCCACAACAGTAAACATCTTACCAGTGAGTTGATTATCATCTGCGGCAAAATTAGTTCCTCCAATAATAGATATTTTTACACCAACGAGCATTCCTTTTGGAACTTTGAGTATTCCGCCATTTATAGGAGTAGAAGCAGCACCCCCAGTCAAACGAAGTATACTGGTATTTTCACCCGCTACTGTAATAACTTGGAAGTTAAAAGACCCTGCGTAGTTGTCAGTTAAGACAAAACCTGTCTCATGACCAAATGAAATTTCGGTTAAATCGCCCTTGTAAACTGTGGATGGTGGCATGTCTCTCGCCTCATGGGATTAGTTCCGCAAAGATAACTACTTCGATCTGAAAGGTCATCCTAAATAGTATTTTAGTTCTATCCGACAGATCCGTGCGCGTCTTGAACACCATTCGATCGAAGTTTGTACCGTCCCCCTTGCGTTTTAGATGAACGAGGCGACGTATTTCGTTTTCCATCAATTTTAGATGCTCACGACCACGAGTTGTACGGCAATCTACAGTGATATTGACCCTTGTAGTAACAAAGTCATAGAGTAATTCCGGCGTCTCTTCGTTGTGTGCCGTCTCGTAACAAAGGATGTAATCTTGGCGCGACATATCGAGCCTCTTACCTTTCTCAGGAGTGAGTGTAGCGACATCGGCAATCACTGGTTTGATGTTCCCAGTGTTAGCACGATTCCAATCATCAAGCACATTAAGGACAGAGTCAAGTGCTTCCGTAAAAGTTGCTACCATTATTCAGCCCCCCTCATTAGTGCGTCCTTATCAGGGAGTAATAAACCACCACGTAAAATTAGTTTACGTTCTTGAAGTAAGGGAGATTCTACCAGCATAATTTTGTCCACCCTATCCATGGTTTCTTGAACAGCCTCTTCTGGTATCATACGACCATTTCTTCTGTACCCTTCATTGGTTTTCATGATGCCATCCAAAGCCAATTCTTGTGCCTCTTTCATTTTTCTAAACTCTCTAGGCAATTGAGTGATGACTTCTTTCAATTCTTTTTGTACAGAATCTTTGGAATAATCTGTGACCATGTCACGATACATGTCCTCAAAGAGACCTCTATCCATTATTCAAACACCACTATCTCTATGTAGCGAGATAGAATCTTATCTACTTCTTGTTGAAGAAGTTGAATCTTAGCCGCTATGTCTACGTTCTGTGTGCCTTCTGGAATTAACACACTTCTATCATCAGACATCAATAAGTCAATTGCAACCATCTTAGTCGCTGCTTCTTCGATGGCTTTCTCTAAGTAACGCTCACCATAAACGTAAGCGACCTTTATTGCATTCCACTCAAAGAATGGATATGAGTTGTTGAAGTAAATAATACCCATTTCATGATCGAACCACCAATCTCTCAAACGACCAACATCACCACTACTACTTCCGCCTTGAAGGTCCACTTGTAGAATGTCTTGAGTTATTTGTCCGCCAATATCGCTGAGAGCGCTTCCCACGACGATAGCACAACCAGTGAAAGATGTTGCAGTCGTTCCAGTATAACGGAAGACATCACCACTGGCATCAACACAAACACCAGCCTTTGCAAAACCACTCGTTGAATCTACGTTAATCGTAGTTGAATCAAGACTACTGAAAGTCGCTGTGTTTGTTTGAGTTTGGTCAAGTGTAACTGTAGAATCAGTAGTTACAATAGAACAAGTTTCACCAGCCTTAACAGGACGCATACTGGAAACTTTCACTGTCCCAGTACCATAATCCGCATTTGCAGTAGCAAGGAATTCATTGTTGATTGCAACATTACTTGTAGAACCTTCGAGAGTAAAGGCTGGAGCAAAATCCACTGCTGCTTTACTAACTCGGTCTTCCTTGTTAATGAGATCGGCTAGATTTTGTGCAGTAGTAGTTGAGTCAAAATCAGCACGCCATTGAGTTGTAGCCGTCCCAGCAGTAAGAATAGCAGCACTTCCATTCCCCGGAGACATTACAATTGAGCCACTAATTGCTCTAACGTCTTCTGGAATTTTGATACGAACTTCTGCTCCACATATCTCACGATAATCATCACCCTGCCATAGTTCTATACGTAACATTTGTTGAATATTACGGAATAAAAGAGGGGCTGTACCTACATAATCAGTGTAATATCGCCTTCTATATGGCTTGTAAGTATCGAAATTAATGTACTCTGCACTCACAAGGTATGGTCTCCAAGCGTTATGTGTCATGTTATCTATCTTATCTTGAACTTCTTTGATACGAGTTTCTACGATAGACTTAGTCATACCTCGTTGACGACCTACCGCGCCATTAGAGAATGATGCTGTATTCTGTACATATGCATTATCCGCTGCTTGATAGTCCGCGTGAGTAAACGAACCAGTGAATGCAAGTTTTACGCCACTCGCTCCACCGTTACTGATTGCAGTGATAGTCTTCTCGATACCAAGAGCGTCAGCATCGCTGTAAATAAGGAGGACATCTCCAACTTCAAATCCTATTGTGCGGTAATCTGCGCCAGTAACAAAGACGCCGTCAGAAACAGAATCAGCAGAGACAAGCACAGCGTCTTGAGGACCAATAGCAAGGAAGTCAGCAACTTTTTGAGCAGTGGTGTAAACAATTGCATCAGGATCGAGAGGCCGCGTTTCAGGCTCACCGGGACTAAAGACAACTGGCATCTACTCCCTTGCCCCCTCATCTCGGTGGCCGAGGTTATATTCCATGGGCTTCTTGCAAGTTGCACATGTTTCTCGCCACAAGAAGTGGAGCATACCACAATGTTTGCAACGAGTACCAGAGCCAATATTTAGAATATCAGCAGCCTCGCTATTTCGATTACGTTGTTGTTGAGTAATACCCTTGAGAGGATTCTTTTCATCTGTCTCAACTAAATCAGTTAAGTCAAGAGAAACATCAGAACGGATGCCTTGTTTTTGCATTCTCTCTATATCAGCGAGGTCAATCGTTTGAAGATCGAATCCCATACATTCCCCTCACTCTCAACTGGTTGTTACAATAATATAGATATTACCAAGAATACAGTGCGGATCGGCAGTTGTACAAGTGTTACTCGCGATAGCATCACTAATCGCCGTAGCGATTGCAGTTCTCGCTGTAGTATCAGCGAAATCCCTCGGTGGGTAAGGACCAAGAATTGTCACTGACTTTGCCATCTAATCACCGCCCTCAAGAGCGGCGACCAATCGCAAGGAAAGTTCCACCTGTAGGAGTTTCACCTGTTACAGGACTAGCAATTGTAATTGTTGATCCAGTGAATGTGGGAATATCCATTGAAGCGACCGTTACCGAAGCCATTGTGGACCCACCAGCATCTGTATCAACTTGTCCAAACTGAGCAGTATTAGGTGTGGTAGGGTTGAGAATAACAGCATCAATTGATGCTAATAATCCAGTCAAAACAATACTTGTGTCACCTGCTTCATAACTTCCTGTTACAATCATTCGGTCGCCAAAATATGTCGGTCTTGTGTCTATTGTTACTGCCATTTAATCACCTATTCTTCTTCTTCTGCGGACTCTGCCACAAGTGCTTCTGTCTCTTCCACTCCGTCGGGACTCATAACAGTTGCGACGAGTTCCAATAGTGTAGTTTTTGTTGCATAGCCTTTTGGTTTAATATCATAATTACCTAACCATGATGCAATATCTTTTCGAGTCCATCCTTCATCTGGAATTCCATCATTCCCAATGTCAACGGATTCTCCAACTGCTGGTTCATAACCTTCTATAAGATAGTCAGGACCAAAGCGAACGAAGTAACGATCCATCCAAGCAGAAGTTACTTCTCTTGGTTCATTCCTGATAAAATCAGGATGAGTTGAATCTACGTTTCTCGTAGTCCAAGACTTCCCTATGTAAGTCACAACAGGCATTTGTAATCACCTTCAACCGGCGATTAGTGTAATCAAGGTCGTGTCTGTAGCGCCACCGACTGTGAAGGTTAATTCACCAGTTTCGTGGGCTACAACAGTTACTGCTGCTGCTAATGATTCATCAGTGTCAGTGTTGTTTGTCAAGTTGATAAGCGCATAGATGCGGCTTAGGCTTGAGTCAAAAGCATTTACTGCAAACTTCTGAGTTGTGCCTGTGTCACCAGTGACCATGACTGAGATTAGTCGAAGTCCGCTGACTGGCTCGTTGCTGCTAGAGTTTACTGCTTGGAATCCTGTAAGAGCACCGGGGTAAGTTCCTGCTGCTGCTGTGCCGGATAACCATGCTGTGTTATCACCAACAGTGCCATCTGCATTAGGCACTGTCACTGGAGCACCGGGGCTGTTTCCGCCCATTGGTATATCCAAGTAAGTAGTCGTTACTGTCAAGTTTGTGTGTGAGGTTACGGTTGCCATTTTTCATCATCTCCTTATTTTTTCTTTTATCTCCATCAGGCGAGGTCCCTAATGCTTCCCTGTGCTCCGAAGAAAGTTGTCCATACTTCACCCATGGTTCGATATAGACCTTCCTGACCGAGTCTGTTGATTGCGAATGGATCGCCAGTCTCGATACCAGACTCGAAGTACTGAGTCGGAATTGCTGTGGAGAAGTACATGTAATCCGTGTCCAGTAGGTAAATTCGACTTAAGCCGTCCTTCTCTACGTCTTTGGATGGTATGATAGGTACTCCATTGTATGTTGCAACAATGAAACCTGCTTCGATACCGGGTACACCCTTTACACCGTTGTAGGTTGGAGTAACTCTCTTTTCTTCCATGAATCTCTGTTGTGCTTGTAGCAACTGTTGTAGACGCATTAGAGTATCATAACCAGTTAGGATACACTTAGGGTTTCCACCACGTTCCCAGATTTGCTGGAAGATAGTGTCTAAGTGGTCAAGGCTGAAAGTTCTACGACTTCCTGCTGCTCTGTCTGCACCACAGTTTACTTCTGCGTTGGACCATGAGTTTGCACTTCGGTCAATACTGTAGATATCTAAGTCGTTAGCACCACAATGGTCAGTACCAGCGCTTGCACCAGTTTCCATGGATGTTAATCCACCAGAGGATCCACCGTCGTTACCAGTAATTCGGTCAAGTGACTCGAAGTTGTTTCCTGCAACGGTTTCTGAATCAACAAGAAGCATCTTGTTAACCATCTCTGCATGGTGTTTACCCATTTCTTCCTTAAGGACAGAGCGGATATCTCCTAAACCATCATCCTTGTCAGCAAGGAAGATAGCAACTTCGCTCATATCGAATGAGTGAGCGATAGTCTTAGGCTTTGCAGCGACATGCTGGAAGGTAGGCTTCACAGTGTCAGGTAGAGCACCGTTTTCAGGTAGTCCACCATGCAATACACCAGCGTTAGGCTTTGCAGTGATTACACGCCATCCGCTTCGGTCCCAAGGTTTCTTTGGTAGAATACTGAATGCGTTGAATTCTTGGTTCAATTGGGACCAAACTTTACGACCGTAGATCGCTTGGTAAGTTCCAGCAGTTGAGGAAAGCATTGGGGCATCAGCCTTTAGCAACTCACTACCAGTGTAGGAGTAACCCATTGCATTTCCAGCGCCATAGTAGTAGCGCTCCATATCTGTGACTGTTCGTACGTAATTTCTTGCCATATTTTTCATCTCCTTATTTTAGTATCTCCACTTATTCGTCCCTAAAGACGCTCCCAGCAAGTTGATGGACTTCTTCCCAAGACATACTTGCTAAATCTGCTGTCGATGGTACTTCAAAGCCCGAAGATTCGGACTTAGTGATTGGTGTACCAGCACCAGTGGAGAGATTGTCAATTCGGTCATTAAGAGCACCAAGAGCCTTCATGACTTCATCAAGAGGACCGCGAGCATCAAAGTCAGCAGCAGCAGCCTTCTGTAGTTCAGCCTGAGTTTCTGATTGGAAGCGCTCTTCAAAGTGCTTCTCAAGATTACCTTTGTAAGCCTGTTCTGCGCGAGCAGCCTTGTATACTTCGTAAGCAGCCTCTAATTGAGATTGGTCTACAGAATGTGCAGTAATGAAATCACTCTTCTCGACTTTGCCACCACCGCGAGATAATCCTGCGCGGGATAAAGCGTTAGTAGATGGGGAACCACCTTCTTGTGCTCGACCCTTTACTTGTCCAGCGAAGTAAGATGCACCGTCTCCGATTGCTTCTGGAGTGGAGCCGAGGTTTGCTTTTGCTACATCATCGAAGTGAGCACGAGCACCATCAGTATCTACACCATTTGACTTTAGGGTGTTTTCCATCCAGTTAAGATACTCAGCAGTGATAACATCAGAGTACTCAGACTTTTCTTTGTCATCTTTGTCTTCTTCCTTATCGTCCTTGCCTTTTTCCATGTTATACATTTTTTCTTCGGAATCATCATCTTCGGATTCATCCTTAGATCCTTTCTTCTCTTTCATATGTTCTTTGAGTCCGGGTGGCATTTCACCTTTCTCCATAGAATCAAGTCGGCCTTCTAAGCGTTCGAGAACGCTACTCATTTGTTCCATTACATCGTCGGTCATTTTCTTCACCTGTTTTTTATTATTTTTGTCTTCTTTTAAGATTCTAAATGTTGCTTCTGGATTAATTCCTTTTTCGCAGATTGTTACTTCATGTAGTTCGAGTTTTGATATTTCTTGGTAACTTCCGTGTGTATTATCGCTCTTGTTTACTCGCTTGAATGCTTGTCCACCTATGCTAAATCCACGAAGATTCCCTTTTCGTACTTCTGCTGCAACCTCCCTCGCTTTTTCTATATCATTTCTTAATTGTACTACTACGAACATTCCGGCGTCATCTACTTCGCTTTTCCACATTCTCCCGTTATTGTCCGTATAATTTGGAATTACTTCTCCTACTTGAATATTTGAATGTGCTAATTGTACGTTTCTGAATTTCGGGTCGGTCATGAACTTCTTGAAAGCATCTTTCAAAGCCGAACGCGTTATCAAATCTCCTTGCTTGTCTACAAGTTCCACAGAGGCATATCCTGCAACGACGAGGTCAGACCCCGCCTTAAGCAGTTCAATACCAGATTGCTGTGGTTGTCGTAGCACACTATCCCTCCTAAGCCCATGTTCATCTATATGAATAAAACGGCCTAGTCCTCCCGCATCTCAATCTCATTTTCACCAGACTGCTCTAACATTCTTCTTTTCTTACGCGCTTGTGGGTACTCGCTCTCAGGATCTTCTGTGGGGCGGTCTAACATGTCCCAATCAGGCATGGATTGTTCACTTCTTAGTTCAGTAGGCCCTCTTGGAGACTCTATCTGCGCCCCAACATCGATACCAAACCCACGAGCACCGGGTCCACCAGTCATCTTTTCTTTCTTTATTCGCTCAGTTAAATTAGTAATACGTGATATCATGTCTAACATTTTCTTTTGCCTTTCAGGTTTGAGAATAGTGTCATCATCATCATCATCAATGACACCGGCAGACTCTTTCTCAGAGTCTTCTCGATTTTTTGGATTAGTCATACTTCTAACTCGTTCTAACTTCTTACTAATGAGCACAGAAGCAACATCGTGCCAAATAGGACGCATACTTTCTGCTAACAATATAGGATAATCTGTATTCATTAAAGGAGAAAGAGTACCTTTAGGACTATGCGCCCAATAACCATTTCTTGTTTTCTCCATCTTGTATAATACATCATCAATTCCATCAAAAGATACTGTAAGCACATCATCAACTATACTCAAATCATACTTTACTGGTATAATTGCATGAGACTTAGCAAGAAGACCAAGGGATTCTAAACTGGCTGGGCTTTCTACATCACTAGCAGCGCGTATAGTATTAGGAGTTACATCATAGATTGTCTTCTCCCCTCTTCTTTTTGCCTTAACTCCTGATACAGATACCCGTACGATGTCCCCTTCTTCAAACGGTTTTGGACTTTTTACAGTACCAACGTCAAGATAAGTAGCCCCTTCATGTTCAACACCTCGATTTCCAAGATCGTCTTCATCTACAGGACCTGCACCAAGACGATAAGTGAAAGGACCCTTACCACGAACATCAAGAATAATGAGTGCTATGTCCTTATTCTTACGAAGCATGAACCACTTTGGATGGCGACGCTCACCTTTCATGTAAGTTGATTTACCATCCCTTAACAAAAGTCGAGGGTGTTCTTCCTTTAACCGCTCAACTGCTCCTTCCAGACCACCTTCATCTGTCACAACAGTATCATCAGGTGCTGGTATGTGTGCAGTTTCGTAACTATCAAACTGTCCACGTAGAACCTTAAGTCTTTCAGGAACTGACAAGTCACTAATGTTAGTACCATCATAAGAAAGAATGTCAAAAATATACAGACTCTTACCACGCTTGATTGCATCTACAATGAAGTCTTTCTCTGTAAGTTTCTTGAGATGTTGTTGTGAAGCACCACTTACTCTCACATCTTCCGCATTAGAATCATAGGCTGAAATACTATCTCCATCCCTTGTAATTATCAATCTCTTACCTTCGGGGTATGCAGAAACAACCCAGTCACCAGTGAATCCACGGAATGCTTCTAAGTCTTTTAGAGAAAAGAGGCGATGCATTGGTAGTAATGGTGGAGGTCGTGCCTCATCTTCTTTCAATAATAGGTCAGGATTTAACATAATAGCCAAATCATCAGTCTTTAGCATTGCATCTTGATGAGGGGTTTGACCCATTTGATTAACGCGATTTTGATTGTTTACAGTAGAAGTAGGTTGCCAATCCGATGAAATAAACGCATTACCCGTTTCCTCTCCCCAAATATTCTTCATTGTTTCATTAGGAATACTATGATAAGTTTCAGGTTGCGTGAAAGTTCCAATCACTGGTTTACCGTTTTCATACTCCCAACCAAATGGTGATTGTCCTTCATAACCAAAATCCATAGCAGAAGATGGACCATACAAGTCTTGAACAGTATGATGTCTGGAAGATGTAGCAGGACCAACTGGAACAGAACCCCATCCAGCAGAAAGTATCTCCTGTCCCTGAGAGACTTGTCCCTCTTCTAAGTCTCCATGACTTACAATAAGATCGTGCATCAAAGATTTAACTCTATTTTTTACACCTTTAATATTAGGATTTGCCGAAGTCCCTCTTTTCCCATTACCAAACACAGTCATGTTTCTTTGCTGCATATCAATTGGTGAAAGGGGTATGTGTGAAAGATTATTTCTTTCTACTGCTCCTGATTTTTCTCTCATAAGTTTTTGAGTAATATAACGTAAGGGTAGTTCAAATCGCGATTGTAATTCCTTTGCCCTATCCTTAATTCTACCTTTTTGAGCGCCTGTAAATTCTTTCAAAGCACCATGATGGTCATCCACGTATTGCCCACCATGAAGAGAATAGTCAGCATCATTTGCATGAAACTTGATATTAGTTGCTGTTGAGGAATTTAGAATATCAGCATTTTTCATGACTCGCACTGGACGGTCAATACTCTCAATCAAACGCTCTATCATACTGGTATGAGGGGCATCATTCGGTAGACCAAGGGATTCTAAAACATCTTCTACATCAGAAGACGGTAATACTTCTTGACCCAATTGTTTCACAGTATTACCTAACAACTGATGAGGATCGAAAACTCCATCATCAGACAATTGACTACTGGTCAAAGCCTGTTCTTTTGTGTGCCGATAAGAGTGAGTAGTAATTCCCTCTTGAGGTGGAAGTATACGAAGCATTCTCCCAGCATCTCTCAGCGCTCTTGATGTTAAAGCCCAAAAAGCAGCAGGGTTTTCTTGGGGATTTGGAACTTGCTCAGAAGGAATCATGTCTATTAAACGACGAGCCATTTCGATGTGCGCGTTATTGTCTTGGTCATCTTTAGTGTCCATGTTCTCTCTGTTAACAAGACTCATTTGATGTACAGGTTCATCTGAATATGTTTGTTTTTCAGCCTCTAGTAAGAGATTAGTTACACTATCTATTTCTTCCTCTGCGTCTGAAATCTGGTCAACAATCTTTTTATCAACCTCACCAGTTTGCTTCTGCTCTTCTAAACGCTCTTCCAATTCTTGTTTTAGACTAACTGTTTCTTCAAGATGTGAGTGGAGATCGTCATAATTAGTTTCTCCCATGGGTGCATCATAACCACCGAACATGGTTTTCTCTGAGAAATCAACCAAGTCCTCACCTTCATCCGGTTTTACTCTACCCTGATATCCAAAGAAATCACGAGGTGCATCTACTATATGTCCAAACGGATGGCGACCAGTTCTTAGTTGAGCCATGGTCAATCTCATGGCTTCTTGAGGGTCATGTGGTGGTCTCATTCTTCCAAAAATAGTGGCGTGTCGTCTAGCGACTCTTGATTTTTGATTGCTTTTAGGTAAGACTGTTCTTGCCGATGAGGTAGATTTTGGATTTGAACCAAGCCCCGTAGCGCTACTTATTAAATTTGCAAATTTATTTGAATTGCCTTGGAACATCTCTTTCCTTTCTTCTTCACCTTTACCCTTAACGTCCATGGCGGAAGGAGCAGCAAAAGAAATAGCGTGGTCTGTGTAATTATTTTTTGGGTTAAGCGGAGGTCTAGTCGCTTTTCCTTCTCTAAATCCTCTAGGTGTAGAAACATCAAAACCAGAAATAATTTCTCCGGGTCTTACATCTCTCGGTAATATTTTATCATGAACAAGCGAAGAAAGCATTCCATACAAACCCTCAGTCATTGGATTCACGGTAAATTGTAAAGAGTCCTCCAATTCAGTTCCAATAATAGATTCTTCATCTTCCCCCATTTTTGGTAAAGGTGAGTGTAAGAAATGAATGAGAGAACTAATCGATCTTCCATGTCCTCCGTTGATTTGAAACTCACTAGCAAAGGGAAAACCAAGACCCATAAGTTCGCCTGTTTCCTTATTTTCAATAAACAAATTACGCTCTCGCTCTGGTAAATCTTCCTTACGTGGTCCGTTAAATCCAGTGCTATGTCTTCGATGAGACCCCCTAATGAGTTTGTGTAATCTAGCCTTATCTCCTTTTTCTTTCGCCATTTCATCAATTAGCATCATTTCATCTGCTGTAATCATAGGTTCATCAGAATGATATAGTTCAGTTGAATCTTTTGCGCCTAGTTCTTCATTTAATCCAACAAGATCGAGCAACTTACTACGAGTTAATTTATGAGGGCCTTCACTTACCTCATTGGTCTCGCTATCGATTACATTATGAGATTCTCTAAGTTCTTCCACCAATGCTTCTTGATAAGGCACTCCTTCTCTTTCCATTCGTTTTTGCACTTTTGTTTTGAATCCACGCTTTATGTTTGGTATATGAGGTAACTCCTTCACTCTATAATCATCCTCTTTAGGAGCAGGTAAAGTGAAATCCCTCATCTCTGAATAATCATCCATATCACTTTGAAAATCCGACGTAAGCATTTGTTCTATTCCAAGATTATTATTCAATTCACCAAGAATAAAATCGTACATCGATGAACCAGAAGAATGTTTTACATCTTTTAGTGCATCCAAGTATGCTGTCTCATCTGCTGCTTTTTCTGCTTGAGGATGGTCATGAGTGCCCTCTACATGGTTGTTTAGATTAGGGCCGTGAAAATTCTGCCCTCTCATATGATGATGAATCTCATGAGCGACTCTTTGTGCATAGTCACGA